TGGCATGCCCCTGCCCCCAGAAGACGAGAAGCTCTCACCACAGATCGAGATGGCTCTCTCAGGCATGATGGCTCAAGCGGCCAACCAAGTATTGCAGCAGTCTCAAGCTGCCGCAGCTCAACAGCAGGCTCAGCAACAAGCACAGGACCCCGTCATCCAGATGCAGCAGCAAGAGTTGCAGATTCGTCAACAAGAAGTTCAACTCAAGCAAGAGAAACAACAAGGTGAGCTGGCACTGGCCGCAGCTAAGTTGGCGTTGGATAAAGAAAAAGTTGGTGGTGACTTAAAACTGAACGCGATGAAAGTAGGCGTTGACGTTCGCGCCAAGAACCACCAACAAGCATCCCAAGAAAAACAAGCGGGTGCTCAACTGGGTATCGACATGGCGAAACATAAAGCTAGCCTTGAGATGCAGAAGCGGCAAGCCATGCTTGACCATATCCAACAATTCAAACGGGATGAAACCCCGCCGGAGCAACCTAAAGAATGATTCAAGACTTCGCACGCGTATTGCGCGAAAAAATACGCACCGACATGAACAACTACGCCGATGATATGGCTGGGGGTCAATGTCGCACATTTGAAGAGTACCAAAAACTTTGTGGGGTGATCTCGGGTCTCGCCATCGCAGAGCGTTATTTACTTGACCTGCTTGAGAAAGTTGAAGAAGACGATGAGTGATTTAATCTTACCTCCCGGCATTGAGCCGTTGTCTGCACCTGTTGAAGATGCAACACCGGAAGAAAAAGCCACTGTGCTTCCAGAGCCTACGGGCTTTCACATCCTTTGCGGTGTGCCTGACATCTCTGACAAGATTGATGGTACTGACTTGGATCTGGTGCGTCCTTCCCAATATGCAGCGCAAGAACAACACGCCACAACCGTTTTGTTTGTGTTGAAAGTTGGACCAGAAGCATACGCTGACAAGACCAAGTTCCCCAGCGGCCCTTGGTGTAAACCCGGAGACTTTGTATTGGTACGTACGTATTCTGGTACGCGTTTCAAAATTTTCGGCAAAGAGTTTCGTCTTTTAAACGACGATCAAATTGATGCTGTTGTGCAAGACCCCCGTGGCATTAGCCGCGCATAAGGAGTAAAAATGGCTGAACAATTCAAGTTCCCTGACGAGATTGATGACGATAACAACGCAAACGTCAACATAAAAGCGGAGGATAACGAGGAAGTCGAAATTGAAATCATCGACGATACTCCCCCACAAGACAAAGGCCGTGTGCCTTTGAACCGTGAAGTTGAGGATCCTTCAGACGAGGAAATCAACTCATACTCTAAGAATGTGCAAGAGCGCATTAAAGAATTAACACATGCCCGTCACGACGAACGTAGACGTGCAGAAGCCGCTCTTCGTGAGAAGCAAGAGTACGAACGCTTTGCCCAACAGCTCATTGAAGAAAATAAAAGTCTTAAGAAGAGCGTTAACGTCGGTCAGGAAGCGTTCATCTCCTCTTCCAAGGAGAAAGCGGAGGCAGACCTTGCGATGGCTCGACGTCAGTATAAGGAGGCTCAAGAGGCTTTTGACACTGACAAGATCATTGAGGCGCAAGAAAAGCTAACTGAAGCCAAAATGAACCTTGAGCGGATAAAAAATTATCGCGCTACCCCTTTACAAGAGGAACGGAATGAGGTACAAATACAACCACGACAGACACAGCAGGTTCAACCGGACGAAAAATCCCTGCGCTGGCAGGCAAAAAACCAGTGGTTCGGTTCTGATGGGTTTGAAGAAGTTACCAGCTACGCACTAGGGCTGCACCAAAAGCTAGTGAACGGGGGTCTCGACCCACGCTCTGACCAATATTACGAGCAAATTGATGCTCGCGTACGCTCGAAGTTCCCAGAAGTATTTGGTGAACCAGAGAAAAAATCTGTTGAAGTCAAACGACCTTCTTCAGTGGTTGCTCCTGCGTCACGTTCGACGGGAGTTAAAAAAGTCCAACTGACCCCCACACAGGCGGCGTTAGTCAAGCGATTCAATTTAGATCCCAAAAAATATTACGCAGAAGTTCAAAAACTGGAGAACCAAAATGGCTGATACAAAAATTAACCGTGACTTAGCAACACGCGAAAAAACTGCACGTGTGGTGTACAAACCCACGAGCGACTTGCCTGATCCTACTCCCGAACCCGGGTATGGCTACAGATACATTCTGACGCACATACTTGGCAAGGCAGACCATACCCGCATGTCCCGCATGAGACGTGATGGGTGGGAACCAGTCAAGGCATCCGACCATCCTGAACTGATGATTGATGGTAATGAGCAGGGTAACGTGGAAATTGGTGGCTTGATTCTGTGCAAAAACAGTATTGAGAACATCCGCGCTTACGATGAGTATTACGCCAAGCAAGCATCAGAGCAAATGGAATCGGTTGACAACAGCTTCATGAAAGACAATGATCCAAGGATGCGTAAGTTTGCGGACAGACAGTCCACAACCACACGCGGAGTTGGATTTGGTGCAGGTTCCAAGTAAATTTTTAGGAGTCCTTAAATGGCTTATCCAATCGTTCCAGCCCCTTACGGGTTTAAAGCGGTCAGTGAGATGGGCGGTTTACCATACGCAGGTTCAACTCGTATGTACCCCATTGCTACTGGCTACTCTACCAACTTGTTCAATGGTGACATTGTTCAGTTGTCTGGTGGTACTATCGTTGCCACTACTATGTCTGCTGCTTCCTCTCCCGGAACAGCGGTTGCAGGTACTTTAGGTATCTTCGTTGGCGCAGAGTACACAAACTCTTCAAGCCAAATCATTCGCGGTCAATACTGGCCAGCAAGCACAGCATCTAACTACGCAGTTGGATATGTGATTGATGATCCACGTACCGTGTTCAAAGCTGCCGTTGTTGCTCAAGGTACTTCCTTGTCTAACACTGCTTCCACAATTGGTTACATCAACCCCACCTTCATTGGTACCAATGTATACGCTATCACTGGCGGTACAGGCAATACCACAACTGGTGACTCCGTGATGGCTATTTCTGGTGGCGTGGTTAGCTCTGGTACTTCTGGTGCTACTCGTGTTACATCAGCATTGCCCTTCCGCGTTGTTGGTGTTGTGCAAGACACAGCCGTTAGCGTTTCAGCCACTGCTTCTACTTCTGGTTCAAGCACAACTGTTACATTGACTGCTGCTAACACAGCTATTCAACCGGGTATGCAGTTGATTTGCCCAACAGGCACAGGCTCCGCACAAGGTAACTACATTTATGTAGTGACTGTAAGCGGTACTACCGTAACCGTGAACAGTGCCGTGACTTTGGCATCTGGCTCACAAGTAACTTTTGTCGGTTATCCCGAGGCGCTTGTGGTGTGGAACCAAGGCTTCCAAGGTTTGACTAACAACAATGGCGTTTAATTAAGGAGCACATAAATGGCTATTTCACGCGCACAACTACTTAAAGAGCTGCTCCCCGGATTGAACGCATTGTTTGGTCTTGAGTACGCACGTTACGGCGAAGAGCATAAAGAAATCTACGAGACTGAGAAATCAGAGCGTAGCTTCGAAGAAGAGACCAAACTCTCTGGTTTCTCCGCTGCTCCAGTTAAGCCCGAGGGTACAGCACTCAGCTATGACAATGCACAAGAGGCATTCACAGCTCGCTATAACCACGAGACTATCGCCCTTGGATTCTCAATCACCGAAGAGGCTATTGAGGATAACTTGTACGACAGCTTGTCTGCTCGCTACACCAAAGGCTTGGCTCGCGCTATGGCTTATACCAAGCAAGTTAAAGCTGCTTCAATTTTGAACAACGCTTTCAACGCAACCTACACTGGTGGCGACGGCGTGTCTTTGTTGAACACAGCTCACCCCTTGGTTAACGGCGGCACCAATGCCAACACTCCTTCCACTCCTGCTGATTTGAACGAGACTTCTCTGGAGAACGCCGTTATTCAAATCGCTGCTTGGACAGACGAGCGTGGCCTTTTGATCGCTGCTAGACCCAAGAAATTGATTGTTCCCCCAGCATTGATGTTCGTTGCTACTCGCCTCTTAGAGAC